ACCTTCGTTCATACCACTACCATATTCGTGGTAGTTTGAAGATGCTTGTGAAATATATTCATCAGCCATAGTAATGTAACTCTGAATCCAAGCTGGAATATCTTTTTCCATCTCACCCATTTTTTGCTTCAATTCAGTAGCGTACTTGATAATTGAATCTAATGAGTTTTGAGACATTTTCACTTCGTGGTCTTGTTCTTCGTTTACTGATTCAGAAAACATTTTAATCATTTTCCTTTGGATAGGATTATTAGGTTTACCTACAAGTGCAGTTACAAAATCCATTTTACCATCTAGCTTACTTTTTTTAAGAAATTGGTATAATTTTTCAATATTCAACTCGTTAGTATCAACGAATTTTTGAACTGCATCGGCTCTTGTTGCAGTTAATGAAGCAATCGCTACTGCGAATTTGCTAATACCAGCATTAGTATATTTACTAACATCTTCTTTTAATAATGACATCATTTTCATTTTATATCTCCAAAATCACACTCACAATATCCACCCACTTCGCAGATGATATCTCTCATAAGTGTATTAACCTTATTATAATTAGTTTGTTTTCTTTGAAGTGATTCATTAATAACCCCTTCATTTGTAGGTTTCATAAAAGCACCATGCGTTGATGGGTTAGAAACAAAGTCCCAACATATTAATTCAAAATCAGTTTCAACGGCAACTGTACCATCTTCTTTGATTTGCTTAACTGAACCCATGCCCCTTGAAGAAATACCCACAGTACAACCAGCGTTGATTATTTCTTGCAAAATTCTACCAGTAGGCGTGTTTAAAATTTCAACTTGACCCATTACATCATCACCTTTCCAGTAAACATCACGAATAATGTGAGATGTATTTTTTAGTTCAACCACAGACGATTCAGGATGGTCTAATTCACCATACGCCCTGTTTTCTCTGATTTCTCTACCTTTATACTTTTCAATTTCACGTTCAAGGATATTTTTTGGATAAACCCTACCATTTTGATTTGTTGAGTTGGCTCTTTGTAATACACCCGTTACAAGAAATCTACCATTTTTATTAAGTGATTCTTTTAAGATTTGAGGTGTAATCTCAAATAAACTAACATCAATGAGTAATTGCTTCATTATTTTTCCCAGATTTGTTTTTTGCGGTAAAGGTCAAGAAACACTTTAGCTAATTCTTTACGAATTAACAATCTGATTTGAGAGATATCATCTATCTCCAAAGCTTCATTAACTTGATTCTTTTCACATCCGCAAGACATATTACGACCCTAGCTCTTTAATCTTACGAGAAATTTTTAACATTCGTTCAGAAATCTTACCAAATCTAATTTTTGTAGATTCCCAATACTGACCTTGACTTAATCCCATTTCGGTTTTAAGTTTGGTATTTTGATTTACCAATTGTTCTACTTCGTAAAGTTTACGGTTGATTTCTTTAATAGCAATGTTTACTTTTTTCTTTGCAGACATTGACTCATCTTTTCTATAAGCACGGTAGGTTGCTTCAATCAAATTTTCTAATTGAGAATCTATCTTTAATACTGATTCAAAATGTTTATTTGATTTTTTTGATTTTTTATATCCCAATACCTCAATGTGGTCATCATCCATATCATCTTCACTTTTAGCAAAAGCGTATGGTGTTCTTGGGGGGCCTGCCCCACCATCAAGGTTTGCAGTTACATTTGCCTCATCCAACTCATCTTCTTCTTGTTGAATTTCAAGTTCATTAAACTTATCTTCAAGTTCTTTTAGTAAGTATCTACTCATTTTAGTTTCCTCACCTCTTCAAGCAATTCGTGGTATCTTAATAAGGAAAGAACCTGTGTTTCGCTGATTATCTTTGATGTTGCAATGTTTTCCATTAAATTAATGGTTTCATTTAACTTAATAGATACAACCTTATCTGATACTTTTACTTTACCAAATGCGGTCTTTAATTTTTTAACCTCGGAAATAACATATTTTCTTAATTTTTCTGAATTATCAATGTTATTGATGTATGTTCTTAATACATTCTTTTGTTCCAAAGTTAAACTTGAATACTTTTCGTTAAACGAATCAACCAAGAATTTGTAAGCCAATAAACGAACTTCTTTTGGTTGGGTTGTGTATTCTTCGTTAATTTTTTCTTCTATCAATTGCTCTTTTTTGGTAATAATACTTTCAAAAATAGTATTCTTACAATCAACCCATTCTTTTGGAGAATTTTCTTGTTTATATTCAAACAATTTATAGGTTGATGCTAATTCTTTGTAATTGTTTACACGATATTTAAAAAAGTCATCAATCTTATATGATTCTTTGATAGATTTAATAAGATTATATTTTTGTCTACGGAGAAGTGATTCGTTTAAATTTCTTCTTTGCTCTAAAATAATATTAACAAATTCTTGAGCTTTGTATTGAGTGTCAAATGTTTCTTTTTGAAGCGTTTGATAAAAATTTAATTCTTTAGTTAGTTCAGTTCCTTTTTTAAAGTGGAACTTTATAATTTCAAGCGCCAATGAGTTTTTGCCACCCAATGTATCAGCAGCAATTTGTCTCACCAGTAGCTCAAATAAAATACCTGTATTTTTGAACTTACTATGTTTTAGTTTACCCATTTCAAACCTTTTATTTGACTTTCTAATAAATAAATATCGTATTGTAGGTTAAATCGTATCATCTAACAATTGTGACTCATCTAATAACCCAGATTCTTCAGGTTTAGACTCTTTTTTTAACGATTCCATAATCATAGATTTAGTTTTAACCTTCATTTTCTTTAAAGAAGAATTCAATGCGTTTTGAGATTCAACCGCCATTGGTCCTTTTCTAAAAGTATGATATGTGCTGTCTCTACTAATGTCGGTTTGTTTACCAAGTGGGTCTCTACCCATATTTGCTTGGTCAGTTCCATAGGTTCCACCTTCGGTAGGTCTTCCAGCGCCAGGTTGACCACCTTCAGGCGAACCACCTTCTTCTTCTTGACCTTGTTGAGAAATCACAGCAAGGTCGTGTGGAGTTCCAAACGATTCACCTGTTTTAGCAGGGTCATTACCTTCAGTAGTAATTTGTTCGTGTCTAAATGATAACTTTAAATCATCAATTACTCTTTGTTGTTCTACTTCCCACTCATCCTCGGACATATTAAAGATATTTTTGTAAATCCACTCTTGTGAAATCATCTTCAAATCCTTCAAGTCTCTTATAAGAGCTGTTTTTTCAGAAAGTAAAGCAATCTTTTCTTGTTCGTAGATAATAGATGGGTTCGTAAGCTCTAACTCAAAGTTAACAAGGTCTTCGTTTTCGTATCCTTGTGAGTAAAGGTGAACGATTGCGATTTTGGTAAGTTCTGATAGAACAATCTTTTGAACTCTTTCAACAGTTCTTGCAAATCTAATGTCTTGTTGAGCAAGGGTTGCTTTACCTTCTACACCTTCTTCGTATCCGATGAATGCTTTAGGAACTTTTAAAGCAGCCATCATTCTATTCTTCAGGTATTCAATATCATCAATACCACCGAACTCCATACCACTCAAAGAATCAATTTCAGTTCCGCTTTGACCACCACGAACCGGTAAGAAGTAATCTTCTAACATATTCATCATGTTGAACTTGAGGTTGTAATCGCCTGTGTTAGGGTCAATGTATGGAACTTTTTTCATTCCATCAATAATGTTCTGCATATGTTGGTCAACCTCTTGTGGTGGGATATTACCAACATCAATTTTAAAGATTCTTTTTTCAGGCGCTCTCATAATTCTATGAATCATCATTGCGTCTTCCATAAGAGTCAATTGCTTCCAAGTTTTTCTAGCACCCTCTAACAAAGAACGACCATATGGTAAGAAATTTGAGTCGGCCATCAATCTAAAATGCGCAACCTGATAAAATGGGAAATAAGTTTGTTTATCTTTACTACCATATGTAAAATTGGTAGAAGAACTCATACTTGCTAACTTGAACCTAACCTCATAGGGGTTATCAGGATTAAATCCTTCTTCACGCTCAAGTTCGTATGCTGAAATTGGTTGAACATTTACAATACCAACACCCTCTTCAATATCTAAATATAAAAAGTAATCACCATATTTGTTCATACCACGAACCCAAGCCCAAAGGTTAAATTCAATGTTTAAGATATCGTAAAATAAGTTGTGTAAGATTTTCTTTAAAGTCTCATCCGAAGATTTGATACGAATTACATCACCCATATCATTCTTTAGGGTACACTCATCGGAGTAGATATCTAAAATAGAAGTGATGATTGAATCTTTGTCCATCGCCTCATAGTCAGTATATAGTTCTAACTTATTTGAGTGATAGTTGAATTGTTGGTTGTAGGTTTCCCAATTTCTACGAGATGTATGTAAACGACCAAATCTATCGTAATACGATGTTCCACGGATGTTACCTTGGGATTGAAGTCGTTGCGAATCTACAGTCTGTAAACGATTCTTACCAACTCTTCTTACGATGACTTGGGTAGCGAATAGTTTTTGTAGTTTTCCAAATAATGAATTATCTGCCATAATGTTTTTCTTAACTAAAAGAGTATACTTTTACAAGCTATAAATATACAAAAAATAAACCACACTACCAAATTAAAGTATCCAAGTCATATCAATATCGTTTCCACGACCATCTTTAATAACCCAAGGGTTGTGTTGACCCATTCTTGCATTGTAAACCCCACCATTTGTTTTTGAAATGTGACTTAATGCGGTACGGCTTAAATCTATACCCTGTTGTCTTAATTTTAATGCGGTGTCTCTTACCCAAAGTCCTGTGGAGAACGACATAACCAAGTCATCATTATACCCTTGTTGAGCTTCTGCTCTACTACCATTCCAAATGAATACGAATAGTTCATCAATAAGACGCTTTGAGTGAATGATTGGTGTCTTTTCTCTCATATAGGTGTCAAGTTTAGAAATCACCAAAGGTCGTGTTCGTGAGGACATTGTAAAGCCCGGAACCATATCTTCTTTTTTCTTTAAATCCCAACCCCTACGAAGATGAATATCTTCATCAATATAACCTAAATCACGATACGAGTAATATAAATTTGTATAGTTTCTATCAATAACTTCTTGGATTACAGCCCAACCAATGTTTGCATTTTCAACCACCAACATTGCATTATTCCACTCTGCAGCAACGGATGTAAGGAATGCCCCATATTGTTTGGTTTCAATCTTACCTTTGTATTCCGCAACTTGTTCTACAGTTTCAACATCAATAACGTGAAACGCTGAATAGTCAGTTGAGTCACCTCTAGCTACATCGGCAACCACCACATAGTCACGAGAATAATTTGGATATTCCCATAACCAATAGTTTCCATCAAATCCTCGTTTTTCAATTGGGTCTTTAATGTAAGTTTCAGTATACCAAGTTAGGATTGCTGAGTCAACTACCGTGTAACCTGAACTGATAAAGTCACAATCACATTCTTGTGCTGCACCCTTTTCACCAAGTAATTTTGTTTGACCATCCCTCCATTTTTGGTCTCGTTCAGGGTGAACTGTCCAGTGAAGTTTAATTGGATTCCAACTATCACCAGCCTCACCTTTTAACCAAATTTTGTGAAACCAATTACCCACACCATTTGGAGTTGATAACACAATGGCCTTACCACCGGTAGAAAGGGTTGATTGTGAAGAAGTCCAAATATCTTCAATATTGGAAATAAACGCAGCCTCATCCATAATCAACATTGAAAGAGCTTCAGAACGACCCGCGTCACCTGCTGCTGATGTTGCTTTGATTTGAGAACCATTTCTTAATCGTAAAGAAAGTTTATTATCCTCTTCGGTTTGACCTCTTAACCAACTTGGTAAATTTTCGTGCATAAACCTTACTTTAGTCACAAGGTTTTTTGCTACTTCTTGTTTGGTTGCAATTACCAATATGTTTTTGTCTTCGTGGAACAACATCATCCACAAAGAATATCCTGCCGATAGAGTAGAAATACCTAACTGGCGAGATTTAAGGATTACATTAAATCGGTGGTCATCAAATTCCCTCATCAAATCTTCTTGGAAATCATAAAGATTAAAA